ACTCCGGATAAAAATGCGCCTGGAAGTTTTGAAGATGTTCTTTCTCGTGACCGCGCACAAGCAGAACAGTCTAAAAGCGTGGAAGGTGCTCTTGGAAATGCTAGAAAAGCAAAAATAGCTGACCGTAACAAAGAAACACCAGCACATTTACAAGTGCATACAGATGAACAAGGAAACAAATACAGAACTTCAAAAACCGGAAACCGAATATCAGAAAAAACAGCTAGTGGAGCAGTAAACCCCGCGTTTGCACCCAAATCAGGCATGTTTGGTGCCACACTCATTGATGGAAAAACGGGTGCAACATTGGGTGGTCCTACCGATGCTGGTAGTTCGGCTGTAGCCACGCCCGGGAAAACAAGTACTGTAGTTGCAACTGCCGGGACGGCAAAGTTCAGTGGTTCCGGGAGTGATACTGAAACAAAAGATAACGATTTTGCTGAATTGAAAAAAATCGACGAAAACACTGATGAGTTGGAAGAAAAAGCAGATGGCGGGATGGCATCATTGTTAGCTGGGTTGATACCCGCAATGATTGCTGGAATTGCACCCTTGATGGCAATGATACTGCCCGCACTAGGTGCTATAGCATTGCCATTGGTTGCTGTAGCTGCAAGTATAGCTGCTATCATATTAGTAGTAAAAGCATTCAAGGGATTCGGTGAAATGAGAGCGGCGCAGAAAGAAGCAAAAGCCGCGGAAGAGCGTGGCGTAACAATGAAAGCAGACTACAAGGAAACACATGGCGTTGACACCGCTACCGGGGCAAAGGCCAGTTTGGCAGTGGGATCAATGATGGGCGAGGGTAAAACAGATGAAGAAATCAAAGCTGCAATAAAAGAAAAAAATCCTGGAATAAAGGATGAATTTGTAGACAGAATGGTGGCAAGTCAACGTAAGCAAGCCGATGAAAAAAATAACACACCTGCTACTGCTACACCAGCTACCGCTACTGCGGCTTTGCCAAGTACAACCACTGCTACACCAGCTACCGCTACTGCGGCTTTGCCAAGTACAACTATGGGTGCACCAGCTACAGCTGCTGCGGCTTTGCCAGGTACAACTATGGGTGCACCAGCTACAGCTGCTGCGGCTTTGCCAGGTACAACTATGGGTGCACCAGCTACAGCTGCATCTGTTGCCGCTGCCGCTAGTATTTTTACCGGAGCTGCAGGAGCCTCGGCATCAGGCCGAGTTCCAGCTCAAGAAGCCATAGAACAAAAATCAGTAGTACCTAGTGCAGCACCCACAATTATCAATAATAATACCGATAATTCTAAAAAATCTTCTAGTTCTGGTGGTGGGCAATCTTCAGGCGGTGCAGAAATATCGCTTCGTGATGTTCATAACAGTTACATGCGATTCCAAGAAAAACGAATGGCGCGGGTCATGTAAAATAAAAAAAGAGGGGTCGATTAAGACCCCTCTTTCTTGTTATAGCTACTGAGCGAAGTTAATCTTCTGCCAGCTTGGCAAAGTAACTGAGCGTGTCATCATCATCCTCTTCCACCTTTGCTGTCTTTGCCTTGGGCGCCGATGCCGCGCGCGGTGCGGGAGCATCCATGGTTGCTTCATCTTCCATCATCTTGTCAGCCGTTATCTTTGCTGCTGGGCCACCCTTGAGCACAGCATCCAGCTTCTTCTTCAACTCATCATATGACTTGAAGTTCTTGGCATCCACAAATTCCTGAAGTGAATGTTGCTGATTCCAAATTGCTTCAATGGCATCATCGGATTCAGCAACAGCTGAGGCTGCATCGAATTCCGACTTGTCATAGTTACGATATCCTTCGACATTGCGAATCTTCAGCTTGAGATTTGCCCCCTTCCAAAAATCAAAGGGATTCACAGGCGCCTCATCCTCGAACTGGGGCTGCATGACATCCTTGATTTTATCAAAGATTTTCTTGCCATACTTGTACAAGAACACCTTGCCTTCGTTCTCGGGATTCGTGCTATCCTTGATGACAAGAATGTTTGAGATGTACGACAACCTGCGCTTTTGCTTACGAGCAATATCCTTGTTGCTCTCAACACCTGAGTTCCATAGTTCACTGTTCAACTCGGACACAGGGTCGGGAAGATTCAACGTGGTCAAGCTGTTCTCGATATACCAGCGACCTGAAGGACCTTGAAATCCATGATTCCAAACACGTACCCAAGGAAGTTCCTCACCTTTGGGCGGAGCCAGGAAACGAATCACGGCATAACCATTTCCTGCCTTGTCTACTACGGGTGCCCACAGTCGGTCATCATCACGACGCTCCGTTGTGGGCTTGGCAATCTTATCAACTTCCTTCATGAGTGAGTCGAAGTTGCCACGTGACTTGCGTAAATCGGATAAACTTGTGTATGACATTGTATTACTCCTAGGTATGGCGGTGTATGAAACGCTGTATGGTACCACGGTATTGTACTACCATATTATTTATACTACTCACACATTCATGAACGCCTTTTCTGTAATATCTAAAAACTTTTTCTTGTTGACATTGATAAAAGGCGAATACTTATGAATCGTGCGTGCTACTGAACTCCAAACAGGGTCCAAGAATAATCCCTCATCAACCCCATACTTAAAGTTAAACAATTTATTCAAAATAACAAGTGTCTCCAAGTGACATTTTTTACCAAGATAGGATTTCAGAATTATGGGATGCCCTTCACCACAATCCCATAAATCATCAATGGAATGTGCCAATGATGCCAAATACTCAACATCTTGCTTGTAGACATAGGACAAACTTTCTTGAACTCGTAACCATTCCATGTACACTTCTTCACCTTCGGGTGCATATAACGCGCCCCACTCACTCCCGGAAAGAAAATTTGCAACCCAATAATTCGTGAATTTATCCTTGTCATGATTATACAATTTAAGGATTTTTTCCATTTGTTTACTGAATCGTTCTTTGACACCATTCTTGGGACGTTTCGGGATTACACCACTACGAACATCAAAGGTATCAGAATTGAAATGTAAACGTATTGTTGTGTAAATCCGATACGCCTCATCAATTGTCATGCTGGGAGTTTACCTGTTTTTTTGAGTAGATTCAGCTCTTCGGCTTCTGCTCGAATCTTTTCTTTCAGAGAAGATGAAATTAAGTTTGCCATTGCCACGGGTTCAATGTTCCGTTCCTCACAATATTCAAGCAATCGTTCCATGCATCCAATCTTGCGTGCTGCCGCTTGTGTTTCTATGGCAATGGAAAAATCCTGGGCACTTGTAAATTCTTTTGTAACCAGATATTCTACGGTAAGTTCAGGATTAGCCGGCTGTCTTTCTGATTTGATTTTCTTTGTCATTATGTGTTTTCACCACGTAGAAAATATGATTTCCAATTTGTTTGATGGGACGAGCAAAATCCCAATTAGGGGTTACCGATGTATTATGGAAGTATAACGCATTCTTAATACTAACTAAACGCGCACCGCGGGTCAAGACCTGCATCGCCACGGTGTTTGCCTCTGCATATAATTTCGGATTGAACGTGGTTTTGGGTCCACAGGTCCAAGAGAATTGACATCCCCTGCTACTTTTTTCATAGACAACACCACACACCGTCTTGGGAAATCCGCGCGTTCTCACACGATTCATCGTGACCGTGGCAACCGCCAACTTCCCCTCGTATGATTCCGTGGGAGCTTCGTAATAGATGTTTTTCGCTAGGCAGGTTACTTGTGTGCTATCCACCTGCAATAATTTTTCAAATGGCTTGGCAGGAGTATGTGCTGGACGAGGAGTGAACGATATTAAAAATGTTGCACATATTGCTGTGAGTAGTAGTTTATACAAGGCACCTCTCTGGTGTGAGAAACGTTGTGTACTGCTTTAATAATAACACAGTACACAACGTTTGTCAATGGTTAATTCACTCCTGTTAGGGAGTTAGTTTAACATCCGAAATCTCCGCAAGTGTTATTGCAGCAATATGACGCCTTGGGGCAGTCACCGTCATCCGAGCAGAACGCAGCAACAATGTATATTGAATTATTGGATTCATCAACACTGAGATATTTCTCATCCTTAATAGGATCTAATTCCGAGGCGGAATCAATAAACACACCCATGACAATTTGCCCAATGAATGTTTTGCCATCTTCAGTGAATGTTAATTTCACAATGTATTTTCCTGCATTTATATTCCCAGGTGGGATAACTGATACATGTGTCACTGCGCCTTCGGGGGTTACTGTTACCCAGGGCAATGCTTTATATACAATGTGGGGGGCGGTGTAGTCAACATGTGAAACCGTCATTGCAGGATATAATGCAGTGATGTCAATGGTGGTGAGAATTCCACGTTCCACTGGGAACATTGTGTTTTGTGGTACCCCGACCATGAGATTTCTCGTATCGTATACAACTGCTCTTGCTATTTTATTGGGTGTTGTTCGATAAATTGTTTCATTACGAAACAACATGTCATCGTTCGTACTATTTAAAAACAATGTTTGTATTTGTGATGCCGTGGATTCAGAATTTTGTTTGATGTATTGGCAAATTGCTCCGGATACCACAGCGGCGGCAACAGAGGTTCCTGATTTTTCCGATAATCCTCCGGTAATATCTGCTGTCATGACTTCAACACCGGGTGCGGTAACATCAACTTCGGGCCCCCAATTACTTGAAGAACCTGATGCCCATGCAATAACTCTGTCAAATGCATCAGATGCAGCAACACCAATCACGGAATTCAAACCAACTGGTGACAATGTATCAGCCGCCACGCCAGAATTGCCCGCAGCCGCTACAACAACTAATCCTGCACTTTGCAATTCAGTAATTTTACCATCGAGCAATTGACTCTTGGGAATTGTCCATGAACAGTTTACCACCTTGACATCGGCTGAAGCACTATGGTCTGCCAACACGGCATCAAACGCAGTCAAGAGTACACCGAGAGTTGATGAGCCAAAAGGAATTTTCACTGACTTGACAATGGCGCCAGATGACACACCCACCGTCTTGCCATTGATTAAACTTGCCAATGATGTTCCATGTCCCACGGTATCAGAGAAATCTGAATTATAGGAGTGTAGATTTATGATTGTGGCTTCACTTAATTCCACGTGCGTTGAATCAACACCTGAATCCATTAAATATACAACAACGTTTTCACCTAAATTCCGTGTTGTATACCCTGTTTTCAAGGGAAGAGATTCTGTGACTAAACGTTGTAAATGCCATGTTGCTGTATGGGGAGCGATAGTGACTGCGATATCTTCTTCCGCCAACACCACGCCCTCAAGCGCCTCAAGTGTTTCTTTTGTTTCAGCAGTTTCAATGCTTACGACACGAAGGCTGTCCAAAGAAAACACCACGGTGCCTTTTGTTGCCAACAAGGCTAACAATGATGCTTTGTTCGTTTCAGCAGAATACGTTAAATTGAATGTTGTCATTACTTTACCAAGTTAGGGGGTATCAAGCATTTAATAGTATTTATACAACTTCTGTTATGCGGAGTTCATTACATGCCCATGCTCGTTCCATACAAAAATAACATCCCCCGCAGGGAACGGAATGTGCCGCCCCACATGACCACGTGAGGGGTAATAAATCCAACACTTCTTCAGTTTGGTATAAACGAAGTATATCAATTTTACTGACATCGATAAAAGGACGTAGATGTGACAGGGATGCAGTTGGACCACGAACGGGGGGAGTATCGCCGGGAATGTATATCGTAGGAGTGAACTTGTCTGTTACCACTAAATTGCATCCTGTGAAAACTATGCCAGGTCTCGCAGACAGAATATGTTCCACGGCATCTCGAATAAAGAATGTATTATACAAACGAGTAAAATGAATCTTAACAGGCAATCTATTTTCAATATACTTGATAATTGGAACTATCGTATCTTCATATCTGCTGTCAGACATTTTAAATGAATAACAGTGTATCACGGGATGTTCTTTCGCAAGCAGATATAATAATATTGTACTGTCTGCCCCGCCAGACGCCATCACATTTATATATTTAGTATTTTCTGGTACGTGTATTTTCATAGTGAGGAAAGTGAGGTGGTAGTTTGGTTCTGTTTCCAAGCCCAAACTACCAAAAGCTCAGTCATTAGTTACGCAGCTAGTGCGTAGCCTGAGGACATATAGCTACCGTATTGGTTGCCATTTAGAATTTTTGCTCTGCTTACGGCAGTCGCCTTTCGGATAGCTCTCTCATCTATTTCATAACCTGTCGAATCCAAGCACCCCCGTAACTACAAAAAACTTCTGAGCACTTCTGAGTGGAGGTGAGGGGAGTCGAACCCCTGTCCAAGCCATCTTTCAATTTGAGCAATATACTATCATCCTACATGTGTATTTATCAGGCTCGTTGGTTCAGCAAACCACATTTCACGGAATCACCTCTTCTCCAATATTCGAATATCTACTTCTTCGCGGGTCTTGCCCTTTCGAATTTCATCATAGAATGCCACGGTGGTACTGGGAGTTTTTACGCGATATATCCCGTATTTGAAATACACGTTAGTACTAGGGGGATTGGCTGGATAGGGACCTGATGCTCTCGTGGCTCCTGTAAATTCAACCTTTAACATGCCATTAACCCACACACTGAAAAATCCCGTGTTGTTGAACGTCCATTTCGCATGCACAACAATATCGTGCCAGTGCCCCGCGAACTCGCGGTCAGGGATTAAACCGTATTGGCAATTCCAGATGCCGGGTCCGGGATATCTCAGTTTCAGTGCCGGAGTTACAAGACAAAACTGTTCGTTTTCTGTTTTCTGAAACATGAACACAGGTTTGAAACTGTCCATCTGCTGAAATTGCCCGAACCAGTGATATTGACCTCGAACGGTTTCCGGGACATAGAGCGACCATCCATACCACCACTCGTCACCATCGTCAAATTTGGCATAAGCATCCGTTTCAGTTACTTCAGCCCGTTCGTTGTTGTTGGCGCAATCACTCGGGAGACCTTGAAAAGACACTGCATTACAATTCCCTGGTCGAAGCTCAACCCGCTGAGAGGAGTATCCTGCTCGAAACATGTCACGCACCGTGCTCTTCGTCCACGGTTGGGAATCGGACACTGTGGAAAACTTCCAACGCTGCGCTTCATTCCATAGGCTGTCGTACTTGGGAACTGGATAGGTGAACGTCAACCCGGGTTCTGCAAATGTTGGGGGAGCAACAACAGGAGCTGCGGATTTACTGCACGCGACAATGAGGAATAGCACTGCTAGCTTTTTCATACGGTATTCCTCTCATATAAATCACGATAAAACAATAACGGAGCAATAAACTTATCACGTTTTTCTTGAAACACCTGCATGAAGCCATCTTCAACTGCAATAATAATGGTTAATCTATTGACAGGAATTTGTGTGCGTTCTTCAAACATCACAGCATACGCGGCAGCCTGCATGAAATAATGCTGAATATGTTCTTCATCCTTCTCGCGCCGGGAAGTCTTGAAGTCAATGATGCTCAACTTCCCATTATATTCGGCGATGCAATCAACTCGTCCTGCGAGTCGCAGATGATGTGAATACAACCCAATTTCTTGTGCCCGAATGTTATCAATCTTATGCAACTCCGCTTTTGCCGATTCAAACATTTCCTTGTCCATTAATGATACAGATTCAGGAGATGGTGCATTCTTTAGATAATTTTCCGTGAGGGTATGAAATCGTGTACCCCGTGATGATGCCTGGCGCGATATCTTATTTGCTTCAGTTTCACCCACACGCTTTCTCCATTGTTGAATACCCGCCTGGGTATGGGCGCTAAGCACCGTGGTCACAGAAGGATAGGATTTACCATCGGGTGTCATGTAGACACGCTTCCCATCTTCTGTGGTCACGGAACTAATATCTGGTAAAACTATTGAATTATGTGTGTATGTTTTCATACATTAAAGATACATCCTAACACACCAAAGGTCAAGAGGCTATCAGAACATCCTCGTAGTGCATACGCGCAATAATGTATTCTTTTACCAATGCCGACCTCACAATGTCATTGACATCGAATTCTATGTGACGAAATGTTGTCATATGGTCAACAATGGCAATAAACTTCTTTAATCCCGACATGTCATTTCTCTTACACAAATCGGTTTGGCGGAAATCACCACAAAATATAATCTTACTATTTTTACCAATACGTGTCATGACACTATTCAATTCCATGTCCGTCATGTTCTGGGCTTCATCGACAATCACAATGCTATCCTCTAATGTGAGGCCTCTCACATGTGATGTGACCATGAAACTAATTAAATTTTGTTCTTTCAGTTTGTTATAGGCGCGGTCCCCGAATCGAGGAAACAATTCAGCACAAATTTCTTGGTAAGGTTGTGAGTACACATCCACCTTTTCTTTTTCATTGCCCGGAAGAAACCCAATGTCTCTTGATGGGACGGCTGACCGTACAATAATAACTTTCGTATATTTTTCTCGGTCTTGTAATATTTCTTTAAATGCATTGTACATGGCAATATATGTTTTTCCTGTTCCTGCAACACCATGTACTAAAAATGCTTCATGTCCTTTGGCATATAAATTAAAAAACGTTTCTTGATTGTTCGTGAGTGGATAGATATTCTTTAAATCTGATGATTTTACCGTGTGCTTTGATTCATGTTCTCCCATTGTAAGAATTCTTTCGGTGGACACAATGCTGAGGCGCTTTTTGCGTGACATGAGAACTCACTGGATAAAGGTGAAAAAACTCCGACAGGGCAAGATGCCCCATCGGAGTTGAAAAATGTTTGAACCAGCTCAGATGTAACTACTATTGTTTTTAAGCGTTGAACCGGGTGTGCTGTCATGGATTTTCCTGAGAACGTCTTTGAATCCTTCATCGGGACGGCGGATGCGTAATCGGACTGAATCTCCTAAAGCTGGGGCGGTCATTATAACTTTCTTGACACGCAACTTTTGGCACTCAGGACATGGAATTTCCTCCGGCGCATGCATTGAAGAAATACTTAGGATTTTCGTGAAATAATGCTGGCAACTTTCACACTGATATTCATATGACGGCATATTTTTATTTATCTTTTATAGGTTTCGGCAACACGCATGACTGCATCGCGTACCCAGTTTATCAGGATTTTTGAAGATTCAGTTTCCAATGTTCGTTCAATGTTATCTAATTCTTCTGAAATATCAAGAAAAACGTAATCTATTTTTTGCGAAGCATAATCCTCTAATGCTTCATGATAATCTTGATTTTTCTCCGTCATAATTCTTTCTCCAAAACAGGTAAATTCCTAGAATCATAATAAAGATACAACAGTTTCATGAAAAAGTCAAGTAGTTACAATACCGGAACATTGTATTTCACAGCAAATTCATTGGCGTCATGCCTATCATTCACCATAGGTTTCCCTTTGATATTTAGACTGGTATTCAACACCATGGGACATCCAGTTTCTTCATACCATAATTTGAGGAATTTATAGAATTTCGGACTATCATATTCAGACACGGTTTGCACCCGCGAAGTTCCGTCATAATGAACAATTGCGGGAAATTTATCCGGGTCTTTGCATGTTGCCGTATACTGCATGAACGGTGTTTCTTTCGTTGGCATATGGAAATATTCAGAGGCGTATTCTTCAAGAATGGCTGGAGAAAATGGACGGAACTTCTGTCTGCGCTTTATTTCATTTACTCGGTCTTTAATCATACTACCACGTGGGTCCGCCAACAAACTTCTATGCCCTAACGCCCGAGGACCAAATTCAGCACGACCATTGGCAATGCCAACTATTTTCTTTTCTTTTAACAACTCTACTAAATGTTCGGTTGGATAATCACCCTCAATGTTATGTCCCAGATATGGAGTAATCCAATTCAAGGGTTCGCTGATGTGTGCAGCAACAGCACCAAGGCTGTTTCCTGCATCCCCGGGATTGGGCATAATCCACACATTATTAAAGTATTGAAAGGCGATACTATTGGCAACACAATTCAAGGCACACCCACCAGCAAGTACAAGATTTTCTGATTTTGTAACCTGTTTAGTTTCATCTAATAAATCATGAAGATACAACTCATAGACAAATTGAGTTGCTGCAGCAATATCATAATATTCTTGCTCTGATTGTAATTCAGGGCGCCACCATGAACATCCTTGATGAAGATTGTTCTGTAATTTTAATAATTTCGATGTGTCAAAGAAGTCCTCGATTATCGATGCCGAATATTTTAGGGGGTCGCCATATGCCGCCATGCCCATCAGAATATATTCTTCTTCATTGGGTTTCAATCCAACACGTTGGGTCATGGCACTATACCACAACCCGAGGCTGTGGGGATACCGTACACTATGCTTCTTTGTTAATGTATTTCCTTGTGCATGCCATATTGTTGTCGTGTCAAACTCACCAATGGCATCAATCACTAGGATGGCTGCCTCATTGGTTGTTCGAACAAAGGGTGAAGTGAAATATCCACCCGCAGCATGTGCATGATGATGTCCTACATATTCTATGGGAGCGGTAATGTTATATGATTTGAGATACCCCTTGATGTAATTCTCAAACAAACGTATTCCTTGCCCTGCGATAAATTGACGAGCAGTTTTCAGAAGGGGATTTTCATACCACACAACAAGTTCGGGAACACCATGCGTCATAGCATCACGAATAAGGTCCACATGTAAATGGGCATCATTCTTGATTTTTGAATACCGTTCTGATTGTGATGCAAACAAAATGTTGTTGTCCTTAACAACAGATATTGCTGCATCGTGGCTATTTGCTGATATGCCCCATATTACCATTGCTTTAATCCCCTCCACTCTCGCTCAAATTCTACAGTATGGTTACCGTTTACTAGGTGAGGGAAGTTTTCTTGTATAATGTTGAACATGTTTTCTGCAATAAATTCATACCCAAGTTCATTAGGGTGCAGACACAGGCGAGACTTATATTCTGGATTTAAGTGGAATGCTGGGTAAATTTCTTTTCCGTAGATATCTAAATTATTGCTCGTCATGAAATGTTCAGCTGCATTTTCTTT